TAAAACTTCTTCTCTAACTGAGCTGGAATCTTTAAATCAAGTAAAGTATTCCATAAGTCTTTTTGCTTGTCAATACCTGCACCGCTAACTTGACCAAACTGTTTTGCTCCAGCTGCTTTTAGGGATACGTTGATGTTTACTTTCTTATTGTCAATCTCGACATAAACGTCAACCTTTGTATCAGTTTGAGCGACTGTACCAACAGCTTTAACTTCAATCTTGTTATATAAGCCATTCTCATAAACAACCTTTGCATTCTCAGCAACAGTAGTTGAATTGGCATACTTAACGCTTGATGAAATAATATTCTTTAAGTTTCTAACGTGACGTGGGTTTTGTAGTGCTTTAATATTAATCAAAGCTGAGTTGATCTCCCACCAAACCTCGTCAACAACTTTAGGTTCTTTATTTGGTGACTTCATTGGACCAAGAACCTGACGAGTATCAGTGTCGTTTAGTTTCTTAATCATATCAACAACGTCAGTATCAATTACTGGCTGGTTCTTGTTTAAGAATCTACAAACGATGGCTGCTGAGAAAATAATCTCAGCCATATCACCTTTGTTAGCTTTACCACCAAATTCTTCCGTCTTAACAATATCACTCAATGGTACCATCGCTGAAACTTTATTGTTTCTTTCATACGACAGTTTAATCAAACTGAAAGGAACTGAACCTGTACGGATAATGTTAGCGATATCCGCAGACTCAGATATGTCTGCTGCGTTCTTTGTTACCAGTCGACCAGTACGTGGGTCTGGATATGTAATCTTGTTAAATGGTTGTTGTTTACCATCCGCTGTGGTAAACGGAGATCTTGTTTGTTGAATTAGTTTCTCGATTAAGGCAATGATACGTGTTTCACCGTGTTTGCCCTTAAAATCCTTAATCGTCAAATTCGCCATGCTGTACCTTTAATATTCTTATTGTTTATTTAGCTTTGCGTATTTTCTTTCCCAGACTAATATCTTACGAAGTAACAAAGGGATAACCTCGTTGTGTTTATCTGTCTGGAAAACCTTTTGAATACCTGAAAGGTTTTTGGATACTTTATACGTCTTAGCGTGGCGGATAAGAGTGGCAATCGGAATCGTTGGTCGCTTCGTTTTGAAGTCTAGATATACACAATGAGCATATGCTTCAATCTCATCTTTACCAGAGTGGTATTCTCTGTTATCATCAATCTTTTTGATACCTGTTTCTTTATAGTTTACTCTACCTTTTGTAAAGAACTCATGCTTACCATAATACTGACGGCAGTGAATCAACTCATGCATAGTGACTTGAATCACTCTAAACTTGAAACGTGCCCAGCTAGAATCTGTAAACTTGTATTTGTCGTAGCTGGTATCTGGGCTAGTCCAAATATCTAATTCTGAACGTTCTTCGTCAGTATAGTAACCACCACCAACAGAGATGCGAGTGGTTGGTTTCTTTTCTTTATGGAACTTAATGCTGAAACGCCACTTCTTGAAATAGTTCTTCAAGCCAGTGGCGTCATTTTTATATTTGTCTAAGTCGTCCCAGATTTTAGACGGATTGAATTTTGCTCTGAACGGTTTCTCGTCAAAGTTCAAAAAGTCAATAAAATCGAAGTCTAAACTCTGGATGTATCTCATGACTCGTTTTACATTTTTAGATGGCTCTCCAAAAATGCTAGTACCTTTCCCTGTTCCTCTAAGTTAGTATTCTTAAATTCAGTAATGTACGGCATCAAGTCGAAATTTGACAAAAGATTACTATATTTAGTTTCCCTTCCTCTTAGGAACTGCTCGGACTGGTCTGAACCACGATCCTTATAACGCTGTTCTAGGATATCCTTCGGTGCACTCAGGAATACAATCTGTAGATCGGTATCGGGTAAACCCATAGCGAACTCTAGGAAAGACTGGTTGAAGATACGATCGCCTTCGAAAAGAACGTTACAGTTATGGCTCGCAATCCATTCCTGAACAGCTGGTTGAACTGCCATGGATAATCGGTCAGTACCAGCAAAGGTTTCACCCTCTTCATACTTACCCAAAACATATAGGTCTAGCTCGGTACAATACATAGCGGACACTAACTTAGCTGGTTCGACAGGTTGAAAAGTCTTGTCTTTCATGTACTCTCTAAAAAGAGTAGTCTTACCAGTGCCAGGTGAACCACCAACTGCGATTAGTTTTCTCACTTTTTTCTCCGCTTTGATTAGTTGAATGCTGATTTCATCATTCGCTTTAATACGTTCTACAAACATTATTTGATTCCCATAATCTGTTTTAGTTCTTCTTCGGTGAACACCCAAACACGACCAATGAAGTGATGGACATCAGTATCCTTATCGTGTTTCTTTGTGTAGGATACTTTATTACTAATATCTCTTGCTAAGTTCTTAGCGATGTTTTCTTTAATCTCTTTGGCGAAGTCTGGAGCAACCTCTTGTAGTTTTAGTAATTCCTGAGCAGTCACCTTATGGTCAATGGTAAACTTGTTCATAGCAAATTTATCTAACAGGTCTTCTTGAAGAACACCGATTGGGGATATGGTGTTACTCATAACTGCATTTGATACAGTTAAATTATTCCCATCCAATATAGGGTTTGCTGCAATACTAGTCATCATACAAAATTCTCCAAGCCAATTAAAGGTACTTCTTCATCATCAAACATCCACTCTAAGTTTTCTATTTTACCTGAGTTTAAGAAATAAGTAAAGTTTTCTTTGTTAATTCCATTCTTGTGATCAAGTCGTAAGTCGATAGTTTCTTCCCGTGCTTGCCACATAACTTCCCAATCAATACCATACCAACCATCTGATTCGCATTGCATAATCTCTTCAGCTTGACGGTCTAGATAGTATCCAAGATAGCGACCATGCTTTGCTCTAAAGATTTTCTTGAAAGAGCATAGGCAGGTTTCCATAGTGAAGAAGTCTATTTGATTACTGAGTTCTGGAAATCTCGCTTTCGTCTCGCAAAGAATCGAGTACGCTTCTGATTCCAGATTTGAATAATCTGCTCCAGTGAGTTTTCGATCGTAATCGTCATCCCTGCCGAGGGCAAGAAGTAAGCCATTACGATGAGAGCGAGAGCCATCATAATCACTAAGCATGAGACTAGTAGGAGTGATACGGATATTAGCAGTGTGCTTAAGATGCTGAAGATAAAACCAAGTGGAATAACGACCAAACTTGTGCAGGCTAGACTTAACGACTTCCCACAGATTATCAAAGCTCTCTTCTTCAGTTGATCCATAATAACTCTCCAAAACCTCACGTTGTGTTTTATTGCCAATAAACTTTTGGTAAGAAGCGAACATGGTTGGCAAATGACCCTTGTTCCACTTTGTATCTGTTTGGTAGCGAAGTCGCTTATAGTTAGTCGTATTCCACTGCTCCATACGATCTACAGTTGCTAGTTCGTAGTCTGGAAACTCATTCATGAGAATCCAAGCAGTTGGTAAATAGTAAGTATTACCATATAACCAACATAACCATAAACGTTGTTCGTCATTATGTTCGTAACGCTTGTTTAGATACTTAGTTGCCCATACAGCAGGGTCACAGTCATCGTATTTCAAAGACCAAGCATACCAACGAATGAACGCTTCACGTCTATTTTCTTTTAAACGGTAGTCCATTTTTTAAGTGCTTTATGAATTAATAATATAACATTACGATGAGCGTCAGTACCTTCAGCAAACGCTGGGTCTGGAATCTTATTCACACCAATAATATAATTTGATAACTTTTCTGCTTTATCCATTTGACCAAACTGTTCGATGAAACGTCTTTCGTTCGCATCGTCCATATAGAAAATCTTATCAGCCCAGTCAACTAGTTCTTGTGTGATAGCTGTTGAACGAATACCCTCTGTTGTATAACCAGAGTCATTCAATACGTCACGCATTTTCTTTGCAGTAATCTTACCGTCTTTGGTTTTTAAGCCACAAGACTTAACATCCCAATCTGGGTAGTCCTGCTTTGCGATAATCTCCGCAGCAGCAGAACGGTTTACATTACCATGACAAACGAATAGAATTTTCATTCAAAGAAACTTTCTTCTTGTTCTTCTTTTGTTAAGTTCAAAACAACTTCATATACTTCTTTTGAAGTCGTATTCATATTATCAATATCAACGTGTTTACGAAGTTCAGTTAGACGTTCGCTGACAACCTTGCGCGAGTTCTTATCGAAGTTAGTAAATTGATAGACTTGCTCAGTTTCAAACTCGTATGGTTCAAATTGAGGG